GTTTACTTTAAGATTTAAAGATACAGATGTTGAGAATGAAGATGAAGCAAAAATTTGGTTAGAGTCAGCAACTGAATCTATGTACACAGCATTTAACAGATCAAACTTTCAACAAGAAATATTTGAACTGTACCATGACCTAATTACATTTGGTACAGCAGCAATGTTTATTGAAGAAGATGATGATGATATAATTAAATTTTCAACAAGACATATCAATGAAGTTTTTATTGCAGAGAATGATAAAGGTAGAGTTGATACAATCTTTAGAAGATTTCACATTAGTGCAAGAGCAGCAGTACAAAAGTTTGGTGATAATGTATCATCTGATATTCAAGGTGTATTTAAAAAAGACCCTTATCAAGAAGTAGAAATACTACACGCAGTTTATCCAAGATCAGATTTTAATCCTAAGAAAAAAGACAAAGCTAATATGCCATTTGAATCTGTTTACTTAGAATATAAAAATGCAAATGAATTATCTGTATCTGGATTTAAAGAGTTTCCATTTGTAGTACCAAGATATTTAAAAGCATCAAATGAAATTTATGGAAGAAGTCCAGCAATGACAGCGTTGCCAGATGTTAAAATGCTAAATGAAATGTCTAAGACTACAATTAAAGCTGCACAGAAACAAGTTGACCCACCTCTATTAGTTCCAGATGATGGATTCTTACTTCCAGTTAGAACTGTACCAGGCGGATTAAATTTTTATAGAAGTGGTACAAGAGATAGAATTGAACCTTTAAACATTGGTGCAAATAATCCACTAGGTTTAAACATGGAAGAACAAAGAAGAGATGCTATTAGAAATGTATTCTATGTTAATCAACTTCAATTACAGCAAGGTCCTCAAATGACAGCTACAGAAGTTATTCAAAGAAATGAAGAGAAGATGAGATTACTAGGACCTGTTCTTGGTAGACTACAATCAGAATTATTAAAACCATTAATTGATAGAGTGTTTGCAATATTACTTCGTAACAATATGTTACCAGAAGCTCCAGAGTTTTTATCTGGTAGAGAAATTGAAATTGAATATGTTTCTCCACTTGCTAAAGCACAAAAATCTACAGAGCTACAATCTATTATGAGAGCAATAGAAATATTAGGATCACTTGCAAATGTAGCACCAGTATTTGATTATGTTAATTTTGATAACTTAGTTAAACACTTGGCAGACATAGTTGGTATGCCACAGAAATTATTAAAATCACAAAATGAAGTAAACGCACAAAGAGAACAAGCTGCACAAGCAGCAGCAGAACAACAACAAATGCAACAAATGCAACAAGCCGCACAGGCAGGAGGAGATATAGCACCACTAGCAAAAGCATTGCCAGACGAAGCAAGAGCTTTGGTAAATGCTGAAGTGGAATAGTATGGAAGAAAATAAACAAATGGAACAATTCATTCAGGGACTTAAAAAAAATTACGAATACATATTCAACACAGATGAAGGTAAAGAAGTTTTATCTGATCTTGAAAAAAGATGTCATTATCATTCTACCACCAATGTAAAAGGTGATAGCCATGAAAGTGCATACATGGAAGGACAGCGTAGTGTCATTCTATTTATTAAATCAATGCTACGAAATGATAAAGAAAAAGGAAAATAAATATGTCAAGCGAACAGATAACACAAGAAGTTGTGCCTGTAGAAACAACGACTACAGAAACACCAACACCAGTTGCACCAGTTACACCACCTGCAACACCTACACCTGCACCAACAACAGCATCTTGGAAAGATTCAATTAGTGAGGATTTTAGAAATGATCCTAACATTGAAAAATTTACTGAGATAGATGCGTTAGCTAAAAGTTATATCAACGCAACTAAAATGATTGGTCAAGATAAATTAGTTATACCAAATAATAATTCTACAGAAGATCAATGGAATGAAGTTTATGAAAAATTAGGTAGACCAGAGTCTGCTGATAAATATGCTTTAGATGCAAAATCAGAAACTGTTTCAATGGATGAAAATGCAGTTAAATCTTTTGCTGAACAATCTCACAAGTTAGGATTAAATAATAAACAAGCTCAAGGTATTTTAGAGTTCTATAAAAATAATATGGAAGGTACTGCACAGCAATCAAAAATTGATACTGAAACTGCTCAATCACAATCTGAACAAGAGTTAAGACAAGAATGGGGTAGAGACTTTGAAGGTAAAGTTAAACAAGCTGGAGCATTAGCTAAAGCTAATATTAATCCAGAAGTATTAGATATGACTTTATCAAATGGTACAAGACTTGGAGATCATCCAGAAATAATAAAAGGCTTTGCAAAAATAGCAGGAATGATGTCAGAAGATAAAATTTTATCAACAGAAAGTGAAAATACTAATACAGTTAAGGATCTTGAATCTGAAATAAATTCTATATCTAGTGACAGAAATGGTCCTTATTGGAATAAAAGTCATCCAGATCACGATAAAGCAGTACAACAAGTTTACACATTAAGAGAAATGTTAAATGCAAAATAACAATCTTAATGATAAAGAGATTCGTTTAGAAATATTGCGGTTGATAAAGGAAACAGGTTCTGAAATTCAGAAAAATAATCCCTTGCCAACCGCTGATATTTATTATAAATGGATAAATGGTAAGACAATTCGCAAGAACCTTATTGACAAGAAGGAATAGACTTCTGGTCTAAAAGACTTTAAATCCAAGAATTGCCTACCTCTGGGTGGAGAACCTTTCTGATTATATAAATCAACAATAATAATGGAGACAAAATATGTCATCACAAATAACAACAGCATTTGTACAGCAGTATTCTGCTAACATACAAATGTTATCTCAACAAATGGGATCATTATTAAGAGACAAAGTCAGAGTTGAAAGCGTTACAGGAAAAAATGCTTTCTTTGATCAAGTTGGTTCAGTAACTGCTCAACTAAAAGTTAGCAGACATTCAGACACTCCGCAAATTGATACACCTCACGCTAGACGTAGAGTATCACTTGCTGATTATGAATTTGCTGATCTAATCGATCAACAAGACAAAGTAAGACTCTTAATAGACCCTACTTCATCTTACGCTCAAGCCGCTGCTATGGCAATGGGAAGAGCAATGGATGATGTGATCATAGCTGCTGCAACTGCAACTGCCTTTACTGGCGAAACAGGTGCAACATCTACAGCGCCTCAGACAGCTATTGCAGCTGGTGGAGCAGGTTTAACAATCGCTAAATTAAGAACTGCTAAGCAGACTTTTGATATTGGTGATGTTGATCCTTCAATTACAAGACACATTGTTGTGTCTCCTGAGCAGATCACAAACCTTTTAGCAACAACTGAAGTAACAAGTTCAGATTTCAATACTGTAAAAGCATTAGTACAGGGTGAAATTAACTCGTTCCTTGGTTTTAACTTTACTGTATCAAATAGACTAAGCAAGACTGGTAATGACAGAACTTGTATAGCTTTTGCACAGGATGGTTTAACTCTTGCTATTGGAAAAGATATAAACGCAAGAATAGATGAGAGAGCAGACAAATCGTATGCAACTCAAGTTTATTATTGTCAAACAATCGGTGCTACTAGAATGGAAGAAGCAAAAGTTCTAGGTATAGTATGTCAAGAAGCATAATAGGAGATAAATAATATGGCTGTAACAACACAAAATAGTACGGAGTTTGCACAAACAATTGCTACTCCTCTAGTCAAGGCTTCCGCAAGAAGCGATTCTGGTAAAGTAAGAACATTAGCTTTTACTTTTACTCAATCTGGTGTCGGTGACGCTGGATCATTCGCAACAATCGGAAAACTTCCAGCAGGAAGAATTAAACTTATAGGTGGTCTATCAAGATTTTTCTGTAATTTTACTGCTGGTTCACAAAAAATGGATATAGGCTGGTTAGCTTACAACGATACATCAGGAACAGCAGTAGTTGCTGATCCAGATGGTTTAGTTGATAATTTAGATGTGGACACTGCTGGTTACTTCTCAATGGAAGGTAACACTACTGCTGGAAAAGCAGCTGGTGGTAACCATAAATTTGACAGTAATGACGGAGTTACTATTCAAGTAAAAGCTGTTAGTGCGTTAGCGAATGCTGATTCAATGAATGGTGTAATTGCTTATATAGTAAGTTAATAAATAAAATTTTAGGGGGTGGAAGCGAGAGTGGAAACCCCCTAGAGTGCATGAAACAGATTAAAGATTTAAAACCTGTACTACATTTTAAAAAAGATAATTATGTTTATAGGTATGTGTTAGTAGATAGGTTTCACAATGACAGTAAAAATCATTATGGCTTTGATACTAAACAAGGTAAAACAACAGAAGAAATATTTGCTTTAGAAAAAGATAGACAAATCAGACGCAAATATATTATAAGGAAGTAGTATGGCATCAATAGTAGGAATATGTAATGGAGCATTAAATCAACTAGGAGCTACAACTATACTTTCATTATCAGAAGATTCAAAAAACGCTAGACTTTGTAACTCAAGATATACTCAAATAAGAGATGCTTTATTTAGAACTCATCCTTGGAACTGTTTACAAAAAAGAGTACAGATAGCAGCAGACACTACAGCTCCTGCATGGGGTTTTAAAAATGCTTATACATTACCAGCAGATTGTTTAAGACTACTTAAAATATTAGACTATGATTCTAATTACAAAGTAGAAGGTAGAAAAATTTTAAGTAATACATCTAGCATGAAAATATTATATGTTGCTAGAGTTACTGATCCCAATGAATATGATGAACTATTAAGAGAAACATTATCTGCATCTTTAGGTGCTGACATTGCTTTTGGAGTTACATCTAATAATCAAACAGCTAAAAATATGTATGAATTGTTTAAAGATAAATTAAGAGATGCTAGGTTTGTAGATTCAACTGAAGGTCAAAATGTTGATCCAGACTTAGGTATGTCAGATGTTATAGACGCAGGTACTTTCATTAACTCAAGATATTAATCAATGGCTAGAGTTGCAGTTGAACTAACAAATTTTACAGGTGGTGAGCTATCTCCTAGATTAGATGGTAGAACAGATTTAACTAAATATACATCTGGTTGTTCAACCTTAGAAAATTTAATTATATATCCTCATGGTGCAGCAGCTCGTAGACCAGGTACAACATTTGTAGCAGAAGTTGCTAATAGTGCAAACAAAACAAGATTAATACCTTTTGAATTTTCTACAACACAAACTTATATGTTGGAATTTTCTAATTTAAAAATGAGAGTATTTAAAGATAGTGGTTCTGTATTAGAAGGAGATAAAACTATATCTGGAATTACTAAAGCTAATCCTGCTGTAGTAACTGCTAATAGTCATGGCTATGAAAATGGTGATGAAGTTTTAATTAGTAGTGTTGCAGGTATGACACAAGTTAATGGTAAAAGATTTTTAGTTAAAGGTAAATCAACTAACGCATTTCAACTAATAGATAAAGAAGGAGCTAATGTTAATAGTTCTGGATTTACTACTTACACTTCTGGTGGTGTAGCTAATAAAATTTTTGAGATAACAACACCTTATACTACTGCACAACTTTTTGATATTAAATTTGCTCAATCAGCAGATGTTATGTATATTACACATCCTTCACATGAGGTAGAAAAACTATCTCGTACTGGTCATACATCATGGACATTAACTGATGTAGATTTTACTAAAGGACCAATGCAAGATGCTAACACAACAACAACAACTTTAAATCCAGGTCAAGCAGCAGTAGGTACAAGTATAGCTTTAGTTGCTTCTGCTATTACTGGTATCAATGGTGGTAGTGGATTTCTTGCAACAGATGTAGGAAGATTTGTTTTTTTAAGTGATGGTTATGCAAAGATAACAGCTGTTACAAATACTACTAATGCAGTTATGACAATCATTACAGCTTTAGATAATGCAAATGCTACAGCTAATTGGCAACTAGGAGCATTTTCAGATACTACAGGTCATCCTTCTTGCGTAACCTTTTTTGAACAACGATTAGTATTTGCTGGAACAACTAACCAACCACAAACAATATTTTTTTCAAGATCAGGTGATTACGAAAACATGGATGCAAACATTGGCGGTACAATAGCTGATGATGATTCAATCATTTATACAATCGCATCTAACCAAGTTAATGCTATTAGATTTATGACAGCAACTAGAACTTTGATTATAGGTACAGCAGGTGGTGAATTTACTGTATCTGGTGGTGGTACAGATAGTGCAGTTACACCAACTAACATATTAATTAAAAAACAATCTAACCATGGTGCAGCTAATGTAGATGCTATAGCTGTAGGTAACGCCACATTATTTTTACAACGTGCTAAAAGAAAAATTAGAGAATTAGCTTATAACTTTGATGTAGATGGTTACATAGCTCCAGATATGACTATCCTTGCAGAACACGTTACTGAAGGGGGTCTAACACAAATTGCATATCAACAAGAACCTAATCAAATTGTTTATGGTGTAAGAGGAGATGGTGAATTAGTTGGACTTACTTATCAAAGAGAACAACAAGTAACAGCTTGGCATAGACATATTTTTGGTGGTAGATTTGGTATAGCAACAATTACAGTTTCTGATTATGCAAACATTGCAGTTGGCAACAAAATAATTTTAACAAAATCAAATGGCACAACCGCTACTTTTACAAGTCAATCTTCATCTAATGATGCACCTATAGGAACAGATGGATGGAGACCTTTTCAAAGTAATAATACAACAGCTACTAATATTAAAACTGCAATAAATAATCATACTAATTTTACTGCTACAGTATCTGGTGCAGTTGTAACAATTACTGAAACTGCACATGAAACAACAGGATATTTAACAATTAAAACTTTTGATGCTACAAGATTAACTACAAC